TCCGATCCGCTCTCAATCTTAGGAGCTGCTCGGAAGTTACGCCTTGAGGAGGGAACAACGTGACGAATCAGGAAGACCTGCTTTCAGCAGATGTTGTAGAGATGGCTTTCGGGCTTTTGATAGCTGGAGGCTGCAAGGCTCCGGCGATGTACACCAATCCCAAGGGGATGGCCAAGGGAATCGAGGTCTATAGGAGGCTCCTGAGGGATGTCTCTCCCGATGATCTCCTGGAGGCGGTGGCCTCCTTCTTGCGATCAGATGAGCTTGTCTCTTGGCCTCGACCGGGTCTGCTGCTCAAGCACATTCCATCGAGGAGAGCCCTTGCGATGGATGACAGCGATCTGACGTGGGGCGATCTTCTGACATCTGTTGGACGATATGGCAGGGACAACCCCCCGGGATCGACCTGGCAGTTATCGGAGGATCCCCTGCAAAATCGCAAGATGATGGCAGGCCTTCAAGGCTGTGGCGGCTGGCTTCAACTTTGCAATAGCAGGTCGAGCGAGCTACCCTCTCATAGGGCGGCTTACAGGGCCGCCTATCGGGCGACAGCGGATGTCATGCGGCTCGAGAGGGATACCGCCTCTCTCAAGCAACTGGCCTTCAATCGAGCCAAGCAGATCGAGGACAGACCGTAGGAGGGAAGATGTCCGAAAAGCGAGCAGCTGCAGAATATGTGCCTGTCGTTCACCTCAAGGGATGGAAGCAGAACCCGAGAGAGAATGATGACGCGGTGGATTCCGTCAAGCAGAGCATCGAGAGGTTCGGCTTTGGAGCCCCGATAGTAGCCAGACGAGAGGATGGGATGATTATAGCAGGGCACACCCGGCTCAGAGCTGCTCTTGAGCTTAGGATGACCGAGGTTCCCGTCCGATATCTGGACGTGGGAATCGATGAGGCCAAGGCCTTGGCTCTTGCAGACAATAAAATCGCTGAGATCGCCTCTTGGGATTCTGCCCTCTTGGCTTCCGTCTTGGCTGATCTGGAAGAAAACGGTATAAATATCAACGGTTTAGGATGGGATCAGGATGAGATCAACCTCATCATTCAGGGCATCGATTCAGTCTCAGAGGATGACTGGTCCGATGCTCTCGGGGATCTCCCAGAGGGAGAGAAGGCGGAGTTTCAGACGATGTCGT